GTCTAACGTGGTCTGCCATCGACTTCGATAAATCCACTATGGACGTATGTCGCCAGCTTCAAACACACATACATGCGGCGTTCTCGCCCCCTGAATACAACAGCAGTAGAGTGGTCGAATTGACCAGCCAATCCGTGGCGCTTCTCAAGAAGCAGAAGAAAGACCTTGCCGCTCTGCGTCTGGCTGCTGGCGACAGGTGGGAAAGCAATGATATAGTGGATGACCTGGTGTTCCGAAGCGCGACAGGGCACTTCATCGCCGAAAGCGTGCTGCACAAGGCTGCAAGACAGGTGGGCGCTGAAATCGGCATCCCGGAGTTGCACCCGCATGATCTTAGGCATTCTTACGCCGTCGCGGCGATCCGATCCGGGGTGGACATCAAGACCATCCAGCACAACCTCGGCCACCGAAGTGCCGCCATGACGTTGGACACATATGCGGCATACACCGCCGATGCTGGAAAGACTGGCGCGAAGATGCTCTCGGCATACTGGGGTGATGCATTTGATCGTTAGGGTCATGATTAGGGTCAAAGGGGTATTTAAATGGCTGAAATGCCTATAAATAAAGGCTTTTTGAGCGATATGGAGCAATACTGGATTTTATAAAAAGTGAACAGATACGAATGAAAACGCCTTTATTTTAAGGCTTTTTAGTTCGTACCTGTTCGCACTTGTTCACACTGATTAGGGTCAGATTAGGGTCAAATTAGGGTCAGTCGTTAGGCGGTTCCTTCTTGTTGTACTCGGCGGTGGAGATGCCCAGCAGCGCACCCAGCAGAGTGCAAACGACGGCAGAGGTTTTGGCGACCTCCGTGGCATAGGGCCAGCCCCAGATGCCAGAGAATCCGACATAAGCCGTGGTCAGGGCGGGAATGGCAATCATGACAACCCACTTCAGAATATCGTACCAGGAATCAGGCAGCATCATATTCATAACCTCCTACCATGTCGTTATGATCTTTTTGTTGTGATGGTCTGCGGTCAGTACCAGCTTTTGCGGGTCGCATATCTGCGCCGGGAGCAGCATAGACCTTGCGGCATACCCCCCGTAATTCAGCCACGATACACAGCTTATGACAACATAGTGTCGCATACTGACAAGGCCGTTGCGGGTGTCAACCACGATCTTTGCAGGCTTGCTTATGTAACCCTTGTGGACATGCCCGGTCACGATGCAGTCAAGCCCCTCGATCAGATTGCCGAAACGTTCAGACTTGTTGACGGACGCGCCCGTATAGATGCCGCCGCCAGAGCCGTGAGTGATGCAGAAAGCGAAAGAGGTTTCGGGGCGCTTGTCCTTGGACCGTCTGCCGCAGGAGATGCGCATGAACGCCATGTTCTCACGGTACAAGTGTTCGATGTCCAGCTTGGAGCAGATGTCATAGGTCATATCTTGGTCGCTATCCCGTATGGTGCGCTGTTCATGGTTGCCAGACACGACGCAGAGAATACGGTCCTTGACAGGCTTAAGGTATTCCACCATGCGCGTCTTGGCTTCACGCGGTCGCAGAACTTCATCGAAGGGGTTAGCGAACCTCACCCCGCGTGTGGAATTGTTCAGAAGGTCGCCAGCGAGAATCAGATATGCATTGTCGCTTTCGACCTTCTTGAGAAAAGCCTGCCATTCTGGTTCCGCGTGCTCCACGGCACCTAAATGTACATCAGCGATGGGGTATATCGTGATGCCGTCCGGGAACACATGGGAGATCATATCGAAGTCGCCAAGCATAGGCGTTACCCCGCCCGGTGCTCAAGGTCGGTCAGGCGGCGGTCTGCCGCCTTAGCCTTCTCCTCAAGCGTGGGGATGCGCTCCGCAAAGTCGTTATGCCTGCGGACCTCCCGCGTCAGTTCATCCAACTTGGTGTCCGTCACCGCCTGGAACCGTTCAAGCTTCGCGTCCAACTTCTGATCGTTGATCTCACTCTGCTTGTCCAGTTTGGCGAACAACTGCTGGTTGCTTCTCGCCGTAGTGATGATTATACCAACCAGTGACAACCCGCCCGTGATGAGGGCCACAACTACTGCCTCGCTCATTACTCCGTCAACCTCCCGTCCTGCGGAGACACCCACCCGAAAAGGTCTTGCGACAGTTCGACTTCAAGCCAACCGTTCTCCCTGTTGACAAGACCCGCGAACGGGAAGATGTCCCCAGCCTGTACATCCATTACTGCGGAGCATGAATCGAACGGGCCGGACCGAACAGTACAGTCCTTGACGATCTCAACGTGTTCCGATGCGAGTATAACATCATCCGGGTACATCATTCATGCAAGCCTCGCGTACTTGCCGCTGACCCAGCCGTTCATGTTCTCGTATGCGACCAGATACCAGCTGTCATCCGTATGCTGACCGCCATACGGCAGGAGATCGCCCTCATGAACGATGCCCAGAATGTTGTAGTTCAGTCCGGGGCCAGACCGAACATTCACGGACGCGCCAGTGATCTCCACGCGGTTGTGGAGGGATGCCATCAGGGCTTCATACGTCACATGGTCGAAGATGCCAGTCACGGGCACGCAGGACACGCGCTGGAATCCCTTGACGTTGGCTTCGGTTTCGCTGCCGAAGTCGCCGTCCGCACCGTACTTCGGGAAGGACCAGCCCAGCTTGACCAAATCCTCCTGCATCTCCTTGACATCGGGGCCAGTGTCCCCGACCTGCAAGTCGCGGTCGCCCAGCTTCGGCCCGGCGTCCGGGGCATACTTGGAGGCGTCGGCGATGACATCAACGTAAGTATACGTCACGTTTTTTCCTTTGGTCACGTTGGCGGCGGCATGGTGGCCGGTGTACAACAAGACATCGCCGGGGAGCAGGTCGTTGTAGCCTTTGACGTACTTGGAGGCGGTGAGGTCTTTGAAACCCGCCTTTTTGAACTGCGCCAGCATGTTGCGGCTGCTGCAAATCGGGACGGCCTGCAACGCCTTGATGCCAAACAGATAGCCAGCGGCGCGGACGTTGGAGGACACGCCAGCGGAGCAGTCCTCCTCGCAGTTGGTGGTGATCTTAGCCGGGAGATAGCCGACATTCTTGAGTTGCGCCCAGTAGGTCGTGCGCTGTCCTTGGTCGTAGCCCACATGGTTGTTGAGGGCCGCGTCGATGGATAGCTGGGCAATCAGCGTGCCGACGTTGATGTCGGGGTAGCGCAACACATGGTTCCACGGGCGGTTGTACCACTTTTTGAGTTGCCACTCCTTGCCGGTCTGGTCGCCAGCTTTGCCGCCCTTGATGCCGCCCTTCTCGTCACCGCCAGAATTGGAGATGTAATGCGTGCCAGTCGAGAGAATGTATTTCCTATAGTCAGTCGCCATAGCGTCACTTCCTTCCGTCGTGAGTTAAAGTGTCCAATAATTCTGATTGATAGTGATGGCGTACTTAAAACGCTACTCAATGAAGCAATAGCGTGTCGAGAAACGCTTGAAATCTCGGTGCTATTAGTGCATGGCCTATATTGTTCGGATGCACGCCATCCGCATTTGCATATGCCAACGATTTAAACGTAGCATCCCACGGGCGAAGCCCGCTGCAATGGTATAGGTCAAGACATGGGATGCCTCTGTTTTTGCAGATAACGACTATTGCGGCAGCGTACAGTGCCATTTTATTTTCCGCGTTCGCGGGGTTGTACTGTTGCCACGGTGTCGGAGTAACAATTCCAAGATTCGCAAGGGGCATTCGTGTAAGCAAATTATCAATGGTTGTATTGATGCATCCGCACAAAGTAGTTGTCCCCGTATCTGTCGGCGTTCCAATTTCGTTCTCCGATCCAAGGTCGTTGCCGCTACCAAAGATGGTTATAACATCAGCATCAAGCGGAACCTTAGACACTCTGTCCATAAAGGAATCGCCAGCGCCTCCGTCGGTCGCCTTATACCCTGTGCCTCCGTCTCCGAGATTTACAACGGCAATTCCGTTGCGCTGTGAAATGATTGCATGATACTTGATAGAAGCTGTGGAGTTAAACTCCGTAAGGCTGTCACCGATAGCCGCCCACTTTTTACCAAGCCAGACGGGGCGCGTTGCAAAACTCTCATACTTGTAAAGCCCGAAAGTGTTAGATGCAACAGAAGTGTCAACCGTATTACTCCACCCATCAAACAAGCGCAACCTAAAATGGGTATATGACCCGTCGAGGACGAAGTTGCAGTCAATAGGGATTTGCGCCGCTGTCTCAAATGTGTATGTGTTATCGGATAGCGTATAATAGTATATCCAACCTTCCTGATACGTATCAGAGCGACGGATAAAGTCATAATCGGCCGTCGCAATGTATCCTTGCGTAATAGCTGGATGTGAGTTGTACACCTCTTGACCTGATGTATTGATATTGCCGACTTTCCACTGGGTTACGGAGCGGATATAGCCATCCTCGTATTTATCTGCAAAGTCATATGACCATTTTACCAACGTGCAAGCCGCTGTTGCTCTGGAATCTGCTGCGATAACAATATATGATGCTGTCGAAGGAATTCCTACTTGTTTGTTTTCTTCTTTGGCATCAGCACCCGCAACGCCGGAATCAGGAATATAAATCTGATTTGCATCGTAAAACGCACAGATGAGAAGATTAGTTCCTGCTGCTCCTGTGATAATAGCTGTAGTAAATCCGTTGACCGGGATATAATTTGTGACCTTATAACCGCTGTTTCCAATATCTCCTATTGAACCGTCAGCTTTCAGATATTTCCCGGATGTTGTGGTTACAGTTGGGTATGAGGTCACCTCATCTGCAAGGCCATCACGTATGGCTGAAATTTCAGAATTGAAGGCGCTCTTTAACTCATCAAACTCGGCCTGCGTGACTTCGCCGGGATCGCCCTTGTCACCCTTGGGGCCTTGCGGACCCTGGGGGCCTTGCGGCCCGGTTTCGCCCTGTTCACCCTGGGGGCCTTGCGGCCCGGTTTCGCCCTGTTCACCCTGGGGGCCGGTTTCACCCTGTACACCCTGTTCGCCCTGGGGAATGCCGAAGGACAGCGTAACAGCGCCCGTGGACGGATCAACGGACTTTTCAACGGTTGCGGCAGAACCGGGAGCCAGAGTATCGGCATCAACGCCCATGTTTTCGATGGCGTTCTTCGCAGTTTCGGCACCGGTCGCGGCAGAAGCGGCATCATCGGCATAACCGCTGGCGTCCCGCGCAGATGCAGAGGCATCAGACGCGGAATCGGCAGCGTCAGACGCAGAACCAGCGGCCTCAACGGCACTGGAATTGGCCTGCGCGGCAAGGGATTCGAACTGGCTCAACCAGGTGTCCCAGTCGGCGGGTTCTTCACCGCTACCGTCAAGGGCATCCATGATCTGCGTCGGATAGATGATGCTCTTGGCAACCATCTCGCCATCCATAATGACCAGTTCGCAGTAGCCCATGCCCTTCACGGTCAGGTCATTGTCGGCGACTGTCCAGTAAAGGTACTGTTCGTCCGTCGTGATGTTGGCAACAGGGTATGCGCTCGTATCGCCGGGGCGCATGTTCAGCAGGATCGCCGTTGCGTTCGGGTACTGCGCCAGATATTCAGATATGTCGAACTGGACAAGGGTATAGATGTTCTCTCCCAGCCGTCCGATGTGGATAACTGCGTTTGGCTGTGCCTGTATCGCGTTCATGTTGCACGCGCCTCCTTATGTCGATGCCTTGGTGTATTCCAGGATTATATATGCGTCTATCAGATGTATGTTGTTTACCATGCGGATCATCAGGCTTGTGCCGTTCACATACACCATAGCGTAGTCGGTGCTGTTGTAGTAATAGGTGCTGCTCCACTGGATCGTGGTGCCGCTCCCCCAAGTAAACTTGTACGCAAACTCCCACCGAATGAAATCGAAGTCCAGGTCGGAAATGTCGATTGTGTCTTTAGTAGTTGCGTGGATCACCTTGCGGTACAACGGCTTGCCATCAATCCAGCGCGTGCCGGTAACGGCTTCTTCGGTGCTGTACTGCGCCTTGCCGTACTGGCTAAACTGTAACTCGGACAATAGTGATGTGTGCTGGTTGTAGGATGCGCTGTATACCGTCGTGTCGGCGGGGAGGTTGCACTCAATAGTCATACCCAGACCGCCGTCATAGGTGGTGGTCATGGAATTGACAGAAAACCGATGCCGCGTCCCGGCAAGGTCATCCAGGAAATACATCTGGCCCGTCTTAAACTGCGGTGCTCCGACCACGGACACGGATAGGCCCTCAACCGCATAACTGTTGTACCAGTAATTGCCAAAATTTTCGCCATTCAGCGATGCGGTCATGAACGGACTTGCAGGTAACTCGATGGACGTATATGCATTGATGTCCGAATCCGGGACCCTGGACTGTTGTGCCAGCTTCGTCACGTTCGGGTCTGAACCCGGATAGTACAGGGCAGACATATAGTTAAGTGCGAACGTTCCAACATCCTGCGGAGTATAATCAAAGTACGTTGACGGGGTTATGACATGCATAGTGTAGTCAGAATAACCGTCATACGACGTTTTATCATATGCCCGAAACTCCAAATCGCCGTCACGACCGACTGCCGTAAAGCATCCCAGGGCCATCGAAAACCAGCTTATGATCTGTCTCTTGGTGCAGTTTCCGCTATTGCACAGGACGTACATAATATCAGGAGGAACGCTGGCCAGGAAATCGGAGTATGCGGTAGGCTGTTCATGCGCTCCGGGTTCTGTGATCTTCCATGAGAACAGCGGATATGTCGCGGGACCTACTTCCACGTTTCCGTCATCATCGATAATCGGTGACAGGTCGATGTCGTTTATGATTTCAATAACTGAATCCATCATGACGCGCATACTGGCATAGCCGATCTGGATTGCCGCGTCATCATCGGCAAAAGGCCAGAATATCTTCTCATACTGACTGCCAAGCGCGTCCATGCCCTCGATGTCTACTGTCGTGGACTGCTCGGATGCGTGCGCGTTGGAAATCCAGAATACGCCAAACGGCTCATAGGCCACGTTGGCCTGTCCGGGGTTTTGCAAGCCTATAGCTACAGCGAACCGGGTGTTCTCAAAGTCGGCAGAAACGTATTGGCGGTTCGTATTGTCCAAAGAGAGCGAGAACGTAGCCGCTACAGTGCCGCCCAGTTTGATACCGGGTTCCCCGCACTGTTCATTGATGGAGTAGGAAACGATCTCCGAATCGTCGAACTCGGTGTATTCGTAGTACGGATCAGTGTCGTCCGTAGGAAAAACGGATTTCTCCATCAGAATGCGCATAGAGACTTCACGGTCGGGGTTCATCCAGTCATCAATCGTGGTTTCCCCGAATGTGTTCCCGGTCGGGATATAGTCGGCTCCCGCGCCGGGGTTCTCCTGCCACACCAGCCGTTGCCGCAACTGGTTCATCAATACGTCCATGCCGCGTTCCCCTTTACTTCTCGATCAGGTTGTACTTTATGCCGTCCCACATGGGCTTGCCGTCACTACCTATGGTATAGATAGGGGCCTCTCTGTCGCCCACATAGAACTGCGCCGTGCGGTCGGCGTTGGTATACGGGTCGGGGTACTTGACATAGAAGAACACCCCGGACACCGCCTGTAGCACTGTCGCGGCATCCGTGCCGTTCAGCATAGGCCATTCGATTTCCAGTTTGCGTTTGGCGTTGGCCCCGCCAACGACACGGTTTCGGATCATCGTGCCGTTGGCGGTGCGCCCCGTGGTTCCTGCGTCAACGTCCTGCAAGCGGATCGTCAGGCCACGGTGTTTCGGGTCGGGCATCGCCGTGAGATTGCTTGCGGAAGAACCGATGTAAAGAACTGCCATCCCGATCCCTCCTTAAAACACGACGGCGGGAGAACCAAGCCGCTGGGTTTCGCGGTTGATGCTCTGGGCCAGCATTCTGCCGTCCAGCTTGACCGCGCCCAGACCAGCGCGTTTCATCGCGGTGACAAGCGTGTCGGCAAGCTGGTTGTAGTCGATGCCGCCCCCGCCAGAATCCAGAGAGGAATTTCCACGCGCCGCATAAGCCACGGCGGGGAGTGCCGCGCTCATTGCGCTGACAACGCTGGAATACATGGTGGACGCAAGCTGCGACCTGTTCAGAACTTCCGTCCTGCCGCCGACATGACCCACGATCTCCGGGCCAGCTTCGCCAGCGAGGAAGATAGACCCGGCGTTGTTCGTGCCGCCTGCGTACTGCGGAATGTTATTCCACAAACCGTTGCGGAGGATGCCGCCGATTGCATGGCGGAACAGGCCAGCGCCCCCACCAGCAGAACCGCCGCCGCCGCCAGATGCGCCGCCATACCTGCCGCCGCTACCGTTGACGTTTACGGTTCCGCCGCTGCCCATTTTGAGATTTACCTTCACAGTTATGGAATCGCCAACCCAGTCGGAAAGGCTGTAAAAGTTGCCACGGGAAAGGTATACATAGGCGACAACGCTGTTCCCGACCCATGCGGTCAGATTGTGCCAACCATCCTTGGCAAGCCTGATGAACACTGTCACTTTCGTGCCGACGAACTTTGCGATAGTCTCCCAGCCCTCTTTGAACAGGCGGGTCGCAATGTCAAGGCCATCGTTCGCCTCACTCCACTCAAACAGGTTTCTCCACCCATCCCGCTTGAGAACGACGTTGACAACGACGGTATTGCCCATCCACGCGGCGATGTTGCGCCAGCCCTCCTTGGCAAGCGACACATATACCACAGTGCTGTTACCAATCCAAGCGGAAATACTATGCCAGCCCAGCTTGGCGAGTGCAACGAACACCACGGTACTGTTTCCCATCCACGCAGACAGGTTGCTCCACCCGTCTTTTGCAAGGGCAACATTGACAGTGGTATGGTCGCCAATCCAGGAACTAAGATCGTTCCAACCAGACCGCGCAAGCGTGACATATACGACCACGCTATTGCCGATCCACGCCGTCAGGCTATACCAGCCAGCTTTTGCGAGGGTGACATAGACAACCGCGCTGTTGCCAATCCATGCGGAAAGATTGCTCCATCCGTCCTTTGCAAGGCTCGTATAAACGACAACACTGTTGCCCATCCATGCCGCGAGGTTGTTCCAGCCGTCCTTTGCAAGACCGACGTTCACAAGGGCGTGCTCGTCTTTGAGATCATCAAGGACGGTCCAGTCGCCTTTTTTGAGGTCAACGCCAACGTCATACGTTCCGCTACCGCCAGCACCGCCGTTGCCGCCCTTGCCGCCAAAAAGGTTGCTCAACCAGTTCGGGATGTTAAGGCCGATGAGGTTTTTAAGCCCCTTGAACAGCTTGTCCAGCAGTTTCGGCAGTTGCTTGATGCCCCATGCCGCCCCGGCGACAGTGCCAACGCCCAGCAGCCACTTCAACCAGTCAGGCCAGCCCTTCGTGACGTTCGCAAGGTCCTTGAAGAACCCGGTCAGGGGCTTGGTTTCAAACATCGTCTTATAGCCGGGGGTGTACGGAGAGGAACTAGACCCGCCGCTGGATGAAGAACTCGTCGGCATGTTCAGACGGTTGATCTCATCGAAGCCCAGAAGGGTACGCTGGATTTCTTTGGCAGTTTTCTTCGCTTTGTTGCTCGTCTTGTCGAACGTGCTCTCCCAGGTGGTGGCGACCTTCCTTGCGACCGTGTAGGTGCTGGAACCGCTGATCGCGGCGAACAACTGGTTCACCCAGTTCATCAGACTGACAACCTTGTCAACCAGAGAATCAAGCACGGGGGCCAGTATGTCAATCAGCGGGGCAACCATTGCAGCGATGCTATTCTGGAAATACTTCGTGCTGGTGTTGATGGTGTCCATGCTCTTGGCGAACTGCGTTCCAAATTCCTTGCTATATCCGTAGAGGTCTTTGAAGGACTGCCCCAAGTCCTTAATCATAGACCGAATGAAGCGATATTTAGCGATACGGGCCAGTGAGGAAACAAAGTTGCCGATGCCCCTCACGCCCTGACGCAGGCCCCTCACGACACCATTAGCCAACGTAGTTCCGAAGGTACGGAGGGGGCCAAGAGCAGACCGAAGTCTGTTTCCGAAGGTCTGAATGTTGGAAGATGCATCAACAGTCCGGGACGCGGCGTGCTCCATGGTGTCGTTCACAACACCCATGCCCTGTGCCGCATTGCGCGAACTGCCGCCCAGACGGGAAAGACTGTTGGAGACGCGGTTGATATTCTGAACCGCCCGGTCAGCGTTCGAACTAATCTGGATAGAAAGATTAGTGATCGGTGTATCAGCCATCCTTGTTCGCCTCCTTCTCTTTCTGTTCTTTCCTTCGCTGCAATTCGCGCTGACTTGCGGCGTTCATACGCGCCAGAGATTCGCGGTATTCCCTACGCATACGCGCTTCTTCGCGCTGCTTCGCTTCCTTTTCGGTCAGCGGATAGGGTTCTTTCGGGTACTCTCCGGGTTTCGGCGTCTCCTTGCTCATGGACGCACGCATGACGGGCGCAACACACAGCAGCGCGTCATAGATGTACATGCCCAGAAGCCACGCCTCGCCGTTTCTCTCATGCCGAATCAGGTCATGAGACTTGCGGTAATCCCGCACAAGGGACGGTGGCCCATGCCAGAACTGATCGTAGGTCATTCCCATCGCAAGGTACTCCGGGAACACGGCCCTAAACAGTTCAGTTAATGTCTTGTATTCGCGTTCAGACGGCGGTTCCTGGTCTACTGAACCGTCGTCCACTCCACGTTTCCCGAATCGTCCTCGTCCTCGTCGGGCAGCAGAGACGCATAGGTTTCGATGACCATATCGCGCAGCGCGTCCATCAGCGCCGCCTTGTTCTTCATCTGGTCATACAGTTTGCCGATGACGGCATCGCTGATCTTGTTGCGATGGTTCGCGAGGAAGGCGCCGCGCCACAACTGCTCAAGGCGAATGGCAGGCTTGTCGGCGACGTCGTTCGGGTTGAAGCCCCAGGATTCCATGATCTTCACGGTATCGCGGGTATATTCCAGGCAGTAGTGCTTGCCGTTGTAGTCGAAATTGATCTGGGACGCAGCCTTGTTATCCATTGTTTTTATTTCCTTTCGGGAAAATGAATGGGTATGATAAAGGGGCGGCGGCGAGGTTCACCGCCGCCCCGGGGGGGCTAAATCAATCAGCCGCTTGCAGAAGTCTCCTTGACAAAGTTCTGCGTCATGGTCAGGGTGATCGTCATGTTGACAGGCTCATTGACACCGCCGCCGTTGGCGTACACATCAACGTAGCCCTTGCCGACGAACTTGCCCTCGGAGCCGTCCGGGGTATACACGCCGTTGGCGTAGGACGCGCCGTACCAGTGCGCCAGGTTGATCTCCTGGCCCTTGAGGGCCTTGATGGTGTCGTACTGGTCCTTGTCGTAGTTGGCGACATAGGTTTTCTGGTCGGTATTCTCGATGCCGGGGATGAAGCACCGCGCCGGGTCAGACAGGGTGGTCACTTCCACGGGTTCGGGAGCCGCGCCAAGGTCAGGCGTTTCCTTCACGGGGCACATGTTCAGCCAAGTGGAGGGCGTGCCGCTGCCAGTGGCGTACATGAGATAACTCTGGAAAGTAGAGATAGCCATGGGCCTTACCTCCTGTAGATAGTTTCGTTCTTACTTACCACAGCACGGTAACGACCCGTTATGCGGTAAATGGTTGCGTCGTTCATGTTCTGAACGGGTTGCAGGAAAGATCGCGTGAAGCCCAGCCGCGTGAACTGTGCGTCAATCAGGGCAGCAATGGCCTTCGCCTGGGCCTTCTTCGCGTTGTGGAGATTGCTGTAGACATCGACCTGATACATCACATCGGCGAAGTTCTCAATGCCGCTGCTGTCTCGCCCCGAATTGAGGACGGTGCTATCCATCTGCACGACGGACACGGCGGGAAACTTCGGAGGCTGGGAGACATACTCCCCGGCGATGTAGCCATTCGGGTAGGCGGCACGGAAAGCGTCAGCACAGGTCTGAAAGACCTCATTCTCGATGTCGATCATGAACTGAATACCTCCCGCGCTATGTCTACGATGTCGTTTACGACCGACATCATGGCTCTGTACAGCGGCATGGAAGCGGGTGTGCCGTGGGTTAGGTGGATTTCTCCATCGCTGCCCGTATAGGCCCACACTTCCTTTTTGCCGTTGCCTCTGCCGTAACTGCCGATGGTGTAGCCAAGGCCAGCGCCCAGCGGATGAGGGGAACTTCCCACGGAGCCGTTGTAGTACACGCCTGCACCGAACTCCATGAAAACCGCGTCCTCACCGCTTGCGACAACCAGCGTCGTGTTGTCCTCTCCGGGTTGCACGCTGACTTCAACGTGCCCGGTGACAATGCCCTCTGCCATATCATCTTCGGCGACGGCGGTGTTGAAAACCGCGCTTGCATCCTTGGCAATGAAGTAAGCCACACGCTCTTGCAGTTCCTTTGCCTTGCGCTCCACCCATTGCGCATATTCACGCAGTTCACGGACTGCCGCTTCAATGCTGGCCGGGTCGAATACGTCAACGTTGATTGTCCTGCTCAAGAGATCATCACCTTACTGATGGCGATTACGGTACTGCCGTAGTTCGGAAGTCCCCTGGCGACCCGACGCACGATGTAGTCCCACGGGGTCACGATTGCGCCGTCTGCGTTGACTTTCAGTGCGCCATTCTCGTCCAGTTCGGGAACCGAATCAACCCACAGCACCGCATATTCATCAATCGGCGTGTCTCTGTCGCCTACGACAATCACCTTGTCGTACAGGTCATCATCGCCAAACTGCCTTGCGACTACGCTGCCATTTGCGGGGGAGATGTTGCCGAAGGTCTGGACGGGATCATGGTAGGACGCATAGGACGCATTCTGGTTGCCGTATTCATCGTAGGACACCGCCGTGGAATCATACAGCGCATACCAGAACGGTTGCTTATTGCGGAAACACATCCTTGCCATTACCCATCACACCTTTATCATGGCAATCACGTTCTGACGGATGTACCTCGTCATGTCAGTGAAGTCGAAGTGCCGATGGATGCCGTTTTCAACGGACACGGACTGTCCCTCAAGTCCGCGCTGGGTGAAGCCATTCACCACGGCGTAAATCTGGGTCATCTCATACTCCGGGGGCACATCAGAGGGCATGGCATCCGGGGCATAGGAGAATCGCCATTGGAGGATTTCCGTCTTGGCAAGCGTCAGATAAGACACGATGGTGGCATCATCGGGCGCGTCAGGCCCCATGATGGTCTTTACCATCGTCAACTTCTCCTCAATGGTCATCCTCGGCACTTCCTTTCATGTCGCCGTCCGATCAGGCAGACGGCATAGAGGGCGCGGACACATAGATGCCGTTGGCCTTCTGGTTCTTCACCCACGCGCCGTGGTACTGACGGAAGTCATACTGCCAGGCGTTGGCCTGCTGCACGACGGCGGGGCTGAAGATACGCGGGGTCGCCAGCTTGACGGCCTGCATGATGGCGGTGGGATGCACGATCATGTAGTTGATGGTGTCACCCGCGGCGGTGTAGCCGCCAGCGTCATCGTGGCTGTCAGGATCGGCCAGGGTGATCTGGGTGTTGAACCGGCCGCTGGGAACGGTGATAACGCGCATGTCATTGTAGATTTCAACGTTATAATTAACGTTGCGGTCATCGTTCATGACCATGCGGGTGATGCCGCCCTTAATCAGCTTGTAGATGGTCGGGTTCACGAACAGGATGCGGCCCTCATACGGGACTTCGGCATCGTCCAGCGCGGCAGTCGCCGTGTCGATGGAGGCGATGGTGTTCGCGGAGGTGGCAAGGCTCTCGGTCTGCTTGTTGGCAGCGGCGGCGCCGTTGGCGTAGGTGGCGAAGCGCAGAGCATCCGTCTCCGGGATCACCTTGGTGCGCATGAACTCGCCAGCCAGAGTGCCGAACGCCATAGACATGGATTCCATGTTGTCAGCAACGTCAACCAGGAACTGACGGGCGCGGTCCCACTGGGGCGCATAGGCACGCCAGTTGGTGGTCACGTCGCCACGGACGTAGCCGTCGTTGCGGTTGTAGTTGCCCAGACCCACCATGTCGGTTTCGAACAGGTAGAAGGTGTGGGTGTCGTTATCCCAGCGGACACGATCCTGGAGGGTGTCGAGGATAGCGGTCTTGGAGCCAGCCTTATAAACTTCGTCCAGAATCGGCAGATACCGGGACGCAAGGCTGATGGAATTGGAGATGGCGGGGGTGACGGTGGTGGCCATTGGTCATCCTTCCTTTCGTTATCTGTGTACCGACAATCCAGCATAACGGCGCATTTTAGCCGTCAGTTCATCGTCGGCGTTGCCCTTGGTGGGCGGTGTGCCAGCACTCAAACCGGGCTGGCGATTCAACGCCTCGTTGTTAAGGCGCGTCACGGTTGCGTCCACAAACGCTTTGAGGCAGTCGAACAGGGCATCCGCGTTGCCATCCGCAAGCGCGTTGGCAGTCTTGCCAGCGAGATCAGCGTCCATGTTCAGTGCAACACATTTTGCCGTGTAGTCGCTGACGCGCTTCTCCTTGCGCAGCGTTTCCAGTTCGTCCCGCATGGCCTGTTCCTGCTCGGCGCGTTCGGCGTCTGCACGCTCTTTCTCCGTCTGCTTTTCGCGTAGCTGGCGCTTGTACTCGGCAGCTTCGCCGTTCGCACGGGAAAGGGCGGCCTTGAGCTTCTCCACTTCCGGGTCGGGCTTGTTGGCCTTGGGGGGTTCGGTCTTTGCGGGTTCGGTCTTGGTTTCGGGCTGTTCAACAGCCTGTTCCACAGTGGTGGCAACGGTGTTCTCGTCCATGTTCAAAACCTCTCTGTTTAGCAAGGCAGTTGTCTCTGCACGATGTCCGTTTTAGCGTCTTGTCATGACGTTTGCGGGATTAACGACCTTCCCTGGTCGATATGTGAACTCACTCATATGTGAGCCAGCATAAGCAGTTACAATCCTGTTCGGGCACTCCCCACTCTCCGGGGTACAGCGTCCGTTCGCCGCCTGGTGCGTAGAAATACCCATCCAGCGGAGCCGAAACACCATCAAGCCATATATGGTCATCCCGGCTGGTATCCAGCATCATGCAATGCCAGACCTTCTTAGTCTTTCCTGCGGCCCTGGCAGCGTCAAAGGCGGCGGCATTTGCGTCTCTGTGCGATTCCGTGGACGCGATACGCGCTATGTCGTACAGCGTCCCGCCGTTGTCGTAGTAGTCCCAGACGCGATCTTCCCACGTTTTGCCCTTAATGCGCTGGAAAAGCGTTCCTTCGACAGTTTCCAGCGGCGGTTGTTCAATCCCCACGCTGTCTACACCCATCGCGTAGGACAACAGGAACAGGTCAAGCAATTCGTCTATGATGTCCTCGCAGTCCTCGCGGGACTTGATCCTGCCCTTACCTTCGTCCTCAAAATGAGGTTTGAGACGTTCTTCAAGGGCATTGATCTCGTCAATCGGGAGAATCGTCACGATGAATCACCACGCAATCTCCACAAGTCCCTTCTCGATCAGCACCTTGGCGCGTGCTGGCTTTACGTCGAGGACTTCACCACGGCCGACAGTGCGGTCTAGTTCAAGATCCTTGTAGCACATCCGCGCCTGTACTGTGACCATGCCCTTGTGATCGTCGGCGTACTTGGCCTTGCCCTTGGCCAGCACCTTCTCATAGTGGCTTTCACGCGGTTCACAGGTGAATTTCTTCAAGCCCTTGTAGATCGCGCCAACCGGGATGTCGCTCATGTCGAACGGGAGGATGAACCCCGTCTTTCCGTTCACCGCTCCCTGTTCCCCGGCCACGGGAATGTCCGTCACAATGACGGGTGTGCCAACACTCAACGCCTCCACGATGCTGTAGGAGTATCCCTCCGTGTCGGAAAGCTGCACCAGATAGTCGGACGAGGCGATGTAGTCCAGAACATCGCGGGTAGGCGGCAGTTTCACCATGCTCTTGTTCGGGAAGGTCTTGGCGTAATCGTCCGTGAACACCAGCCACAGGAAGGGGATGTCCGCTTTATCAAGGGCATCTGCCAGCTTAATCATGCGGTCGTAGCCCTTCTCCGGGGTCAGGCGCGTCGCGCTGATAAGTTTCAGCACTTTGCGGGGCTTTTTCGGCGTATACGGGTTGTACATCGTTTGGATGTCCAGTCCGTAATGCTCGGCAATGCCCCTGGTCGTGTTTTCAGCCACTCCGAAGCGCATAGATACGCATTTGTCGGGGCATGGATTCAGTTGGCGGTGGATATAGTCGGCATGGAACGTCTGGATGTACTGCTTCGCATGTATGTGGGGCAGAATGTCATATCCCCACCCGAAGATGAACACATCGCATTCGACTTCATCACCTTCGCGGTATCGGATCACCCGGCAGACCTCGGCGATCTTCGCAAGCATCTCGGCATCGCCATTGCGGAACAGCACCGTAATGTCGAACGTCTTGCCGTATTTCAGCCCCATCTCATAGCAGAACGTCTCAACGCCGCCGATGGAGTTGAACGACGGGAAGTAGATCACGTTCTTCAACTGAAGTGTCCTCATGCTTACCTCGCTTGCCAGTATCCGCTGATCCACGTTTTCCCGGTACGGCTTTCCTTCTCGTCAGGCTTGCGCTCGTCGGTGTTGTCATCGTTGCTGTTGCCCTTCTTGCGGGAACGCCTGCGGGAAGAACCGTTCTCCTCGTCGCCCTCGTACATGGCGTTTACGCCCTTTTCCTGCACAGGCGCGACGGTAGGCTGTCCAGCTTCGCTGTCCACGGGAGCGTCAACGGCAGTCTCGTCGGGCGCGTCCGGGTCGCCCCAGATCATCTTGAGGTACTTCTCCGACATGGCGATGTCGGCCACGGGGTCGTTGGAGATGCCAGACTTGGCAGCGGCCAGTTCGGGATGCAGACCAGATGCCAGCATCGTATTGAACGCCTGCGCCTTGCTCTGGATGTTCGCCGTCTCGTTCCGAACGATGTTCAGTTCGAAGTCGGACAGGTTGATGTCCAGGAGGCCGCGCTTCTTGAGGATTTCCACGAAGATGCGGTCGAACTGGCGGTTACTCTCTTTGAACAGGTCGGCGCAGTTACGGGCGGAACAGTCGGCATTGAACCAACCATCACGGGCTAATACGGCGGTTCCAGTGTCGGATGTGGACCGTCCGCCCTTGGTAGTCGTAGGCATCGCGCAGATGCGAAGAATCTGCTCATACAGGTTGTCAATCAAAACCTGTGTCTCCGCCTGGTTTAACTGCTCGGACAGGATGCGGAAGTCGGCGCGATTCTCGCCGATGGACTTGAGAACGATCATGCCAGCCTGACGGATGTCGTTGGCGGTCGTTCCGTCCGGGAACTCGCAGTTGGTAGCAACAGCCAGGGACTGAATGAACTGCTCAACGCCGTCCAGCCTGTTCGACTGAACCAGCGACAGGGCATCAATCAGCGGGACTACGCTCTCAAAGGCCCCCATGTTCACGCTGTTGTAGCGGTACTCAATGATGGGGATCAACCCCAGGGCGTTCCTCTCAACCTTGTCAACGGAAACGGCAGTCGCCAGGAAGTCGCTGTTCACTTGCGTGGTCAGCATCCGACCAGTCACGCCGCCAGACAGGTGGAAGATGTATTTCTTCGTGAACACATCGAACTTCGCCTGATCGTCAACGACAACCATGTTTACGCCCATCACGGGTTCATTGCCGGGGCGCAGGCTTTTCACGACAAACGCGGAACGCGGGTCCAGCGAGTAGCAATGGACAGGCACTTCCTTGTCGTTGTCGCGGTCGGGTTCGACGTACAGCACGCCCTTGCCGACCGTGTGGAACCAGTCAACGATCTTGTCATCGGCCACATGCTTGTAGGAGCGATACAAATACTCGTTGAGTTTGTCCACTTTGTCCTGCACGCCGTCGTTCCGGGCAGTATAGAAGCACGGCTGGGTCAGGAAGTACCCGTCTTTGAACGTGCATATCTCGTCGGCAATCCCGATCTGCACCCGGTTCATGATCTCCGGGCGCACATCCTTCTTGCGGCGCAGTATCGGCGTAACGTTGCGGCGATACCAGTACAGGAAGTCCTCCTGGAGAAGGTTCTGAACGTGATAGGGCAGCGCTGTGTTCAGTTCCGACACCACGTTTTCAGCGGTTATCTCGTCGGACGATGCGTAAATGTCCAAACGACCGAACAGGTCATTGGAAATCACCGTATCAGCCACGCTCCGTCACCTCCAAAACCACAATATATAGTATTTCCATGTACACCCTACCACAATATGTTGTGGTTTGCAACTCCCGAATATCAATATATTGTGTTTTATTGTTAAATCGTGATGAAGTAACCAAATCTTAACAGCAAAACACAATATATTGATTTTTGACCCCTTGACAATAAACATTTGTGCGTTACGATACATGCGTCATCCAGGCTGGGATGCGCCGATAAAGGCAACTCCCCACAGAAATCGTGGGTTTGCACAATCCCCAGCATGTCCAGCCTCATGCCGGGGATATTATTCTTAAATGGCACTTGCACCTTAAGCACAGGGGGGCGGTGCAAGCAGAGATGGGCCGCCGCGAACAATGCGGTTTGACGTTCGGCCAGCGTCAGTAAAGGCTTGAGACGAAAGTCTCCTGTGCGAAACTTCAGCGAGGCTCCGACCGGGTTCCTCAAACGAAGAAAAGCATAGTCTCTGTCCTCTTATCCTGGTAACTCTGTTCAAAGAGTTATGGGGGTAAGGGGGCAGAACTATGCTTTCTTAGCTCTCACCAACCGGGTTCCTAGGGGTTACGGATATGTATAATATAAGGCTAGGACGGTTCCGACATGAATCTCAAGGATACGGCCATTAAAATCTCACTCAAGATCAAGAGGGGCAACGCACGCTACCAGGTCTACGAGGACTACTACGCCATCTGTGTCGAGATGCAGCGTTCCAACTGGCGTATGGCTGTCGCCGGGATGTGCTGGTTGTGCGACCGCATCTCGGAACGTGTCCCGGAGGTCGCCCAGAAGGACATCGACTTTGCCCGTTCACTCATGATCCTGCATCGTCGCGTCCTTTTGACCGCAGCCCCGTACAATTTCGACGCCTACCTCCAATTCTGCGAGTGGAACCGCGAACCCCAAAAGAAGTTCTACATGCCCCGCAGAAAGGTCCTCAAGCAGGTCGTGGACGCTATGCAGGCCCTTGCAGATGATACCCTTGACCTTCTCGCCATCTCCATGCCTCCGGGCACTGGAAAGAGTACTCTCGCCATCTTCTTTTTGACATGGCTGGCCGGGAAATACCCGGATGCCCCCATATTGACAGGCTCCCACTCAAATTCCTGGGTGCGCGGCGCGTACGACGAGTGCCTACGCATCATGGACAAGAACGGCGAATACCTCTGGCACGAAGTCTTTGAGAACGTCAAAGTCACAAACACCAACGCCAAGGACTGCCGCATCGATCTCAATGACCGCAAGCGCTTCGAAACACTGGAATTTACTTCCATCGGAACAGGCAATGCCGGTCTTTATCGCGCCCAGACCCTTCTCTATTGCGATGACCTTGTTTCCGGCATCGAAGTCGCCATGTCGAAGGAACGTCTCGACAAGCTCTGGGAGATATACAACACAGACCTCCGTCAACGTAAGATCGGCGCACGCTGCAAGGAACTCCACATCGCTACGCGCTGGTCTGTCTGGGATGTTCTCGGTCGCCTTGAGATGGAGTATGCCGACAGCCCCCGCGCCAAGTTCATCACCCTCCCCGCCCTCGATCTCAACGACGAGTCCAACTTCGATTACCCCTACGGCATCGGCTTCACAACCCAGTTCTACCACGAACAGCGCGAGATCATGGATGATGTCAACTGGCGTGCCCTGTACATGAATCAGCCGATAGAGAGATTCGGACTGCTGTATAACGCCGATGAATTGCGCAGATACTTTGAGTTGCCAGACGGCGACCCGGATGCTATCATAGCTGTATGTGATACGAAAACAAAAGGCGCGGACTACTGCGTAATGCCTGTTGTGTACCAGTACAACATGGACTTTTATATTGACGCGGTGATCTGTGACAACAGTAACCCGGATGCTGTAGAACCGAGACTGGCATCGCTGCTCACGGAGCGAAACGTACAGCTTGCCCGGTTTGAATCCAACCAAGCTGGCGGCAAGATCGCTGAAAAGATACAGGGCATGGTCAAGGAGATGGGCGGTCGGGCCAAGCTGACCACCAAGTACACCACGGCCAACAAAGAAACCCGTATCATCGTCGCCCAGCCGTTTATCCTGGAACACTGTCTCTTTAAAGACGATTCAGTGATAAGGCAAGACCGCGAATATAAGCGTTTTCTGCAATTCATGTGTGGATACACGACCGCAGGCCGCAATAACCACGATGATGTCCCTGACGCACTCGCCATGCTGGCAGAATTTATCCAGTCATCGTATGGCATGAACAAAGTGGAGATAGTAAAGAGGCCGTTCTAGACGGCCCCTTTTCTTTATGCTGTTTCGCTCCGCAGTCTCTTGACTACCCTGTCGTACAACGGCATGTTGCGCAGTTTCTTCGGCTTTTCCCAGTCGAAAGGCCATTCGTCGGAATCCATCAAAGCCAACAGCCGCCTCTTGTACTTGTGATAGCACACGGGCTTCACCCCGGCCATCTCCATGATCTCCGTCTCCGTGACCAGCTTGTCATCCTGGAACTGCGTGCTGTTCTCGGCGATCAGGCGCATGATCTTCTCGGCATCTGCTGGTTTCCTGCCAACGACGATCCCTCTCTCGCGTGCCCTCTCGATCCCTTCTTTGACGAGTGAATTGTGATGTTCGCTCCCGTTCTGCCTATGCCATTTCTGATGGCACATCGCACACAGGACTATGATGTTGGTCGGTTCTGTCTTGCCTCCAAGTGTTTGCGGTACTAAGTGATGGTACTGGAGATCGTCGGTCGTTCCACATGCTGCGCAATAGTGAGGCTTCGCCGCCTTCACCCAGTTCGGTACTGTTCTGCTCATGAACATATACCCCTTTTTGTTGCTGACGGGATTTTTGGAACCCCTGTCTGTATTCTACTAATTCAAACTGTGCGTGCGCATACTTTATGGTAAAGGTGTTTTTGAGTTTTGGGGAATATGAGGGACTAACCCGCGCCCCAGGAGTCCCTTTTCCCACTTCCCCCGTAGGTATAGTATGATTGGAGAAGGCAGAATTTGCAGTTAACAGTTTTGCCACGATACTATGCGTAAAAAAAATAATTTTACGCATAGATACAGCCTTAAATGCTACAATCAATCACACATTCCGCACACATTGTTATTGATCGTCACATTCCGGGGAATATGCAACCATATACACCTCTTTATACATCTCTCACGCGGGGAATTGCCGCCCCCCTACCATGCCAGGAACGCCACGATCGAGAATAACTTAAGTCACTTAAGTAATTATTTGCCTGGACCCCTTGTATATATAGTTTAATCATACAATAGACAAATACCCATATATACATATATACAAGTACATATATACGGGGATATATACATATCCCCTATTATATTATATATATTATTCGCGTGCGCGCACGCGTGAGACAATCCCCGGTTGCCGTCGGACCGTGGGAACGCCGCTGCAATGTGAGTAAAGAAAAGCCCCCGGTTATTTACCGGGGGTTGTACTATTCGCCGTCGGTTGTCTCTCCGGGGCCGTCGTATTGATCCGGGACCGCCTGGACGTTATCTAATGCCGCCTGGACGGCCCTAACGATAAACCCGTTGACAGTTGATCCCGTGGCCTTTATTCGGTCCTTTGTCCCCACGGGTAACAATACCCGCACAATATCATAATTTTGTGATTCATAACGCCGGGTTGCTTGCATTGCAGCTTTACTCTTTACCATTGTCATACCCCCTTTAAAATATCCATGCTTAATGATACTACTGTACAGGTACAATGTCAACATAAAATCCTATTATGCATACATAATAAATACTATTATAATTATATCTGTACAGGTATTGACATTGTATCTGTACAGGTATATAATAGTATTGTCAACAGAACAGAACGACGTTTTGAGGGGGTGTACAGAATGCGGTTTATCTATTCAATGCAAGCGGCGGCATACCCGGTTAAGGCCCACGGGCGTTTCATTCGGGTTGAACGTAACAAACTGGACCCTATCGGGGGCGGGGCGTTCGTTAGCATAGCATACTATGAAATGCCCGACGGCGCGGTTATCGGACTTGTAATGTGAGAACAATATAACAAAGGGGGTTATATCATGGAAAAGACAATGTGCGTATTTGAGGAGAAAGAAGGCCGCAACTTTGTTGAAACGTGGCGGACGGAAAATCCCGCAGAAGTGTTTGAGAGATTAACGCACGTATTCGTGGCAAAAAAGTTGTGCGCTTGCACGTGGGTTAAGTCAATCAGGCGCGTGCACGGTTATACGGGTTTTGACCGAATCATTGTCACGTATGACCATGGCGGCAGGGATATTTACACGATCCCCTCACATTAACCGCCCCGTCGGCCCGGCGACGTTAAACAGGCATTAGGCCGGGCGCGTCCCCGCCCACGGCGGCGGGGGGTTGCATGATATACACGGCGACAGGCGAAAAACCCCGCGACAGTGTACACCCGGTTTACCGCGTGAAACATGCAAAGAGGTTGCCCGGATTGACCGCCCGGGGGCCGGGGCAAAAGCCCGAACGCAAAGAGACGGATTGTTTATGGCGGGTCCCGAATTGAGCTTAGAACGGCGGCATGTTTGAGGGTTGCAACGTTTACACCTGGACGTGAAAAGGGGGTTAATCCTATGACGGATCATGTACACATTTACAACTTTACTCCGGGACCGGGCCGTAGTTTTTACAACGTCGATATTTTTCAATGCGCGTATGATGAAATTTGTATCTGCATTGAAAACACGATTTACCGCCCGGAGGCGCGAACCATGCTGCAATTTGACATTCCCATTAAAAAGGCCCCGGGCTATTCCTGGAAATGCAACGTTGCAAGTATCGGTGAGAATGAAGGCAAGGCAGAGAACGTTATCAAGTTGTTTAAAGATTATGAGAGTTTCGCGTGGGCGACGGTCCGAAAGTTGATTTTCGATCATCCTAAAAAGCGTGCTACTCCGGGACTTTGAGAGGGGGATATATCAATGTTGTTTGAACGTATTTGCGGGGGCCGTAATTTATGGCCGATTGAAAAGGTTGAACACTTTACCCGGGACGGAGTTGCAATGGTATACGTTTACGACGGCAGAGGTTATTATATTAACCGGGCGGAGAACATTATCGAATGCAGCGCCGACGCGGTTGTCAAAGTTGTTGGATCCGTTTACAGACTTAAAGAGGGGAATTGAAATGCAGCGCGAATACACAACCCCCGCCGGGGAATTTTCGGAATTCTACAATAGTTTACTCGATACCGTTCATTTACTGATTGCCGGGGCGACAGGTTCGGGTAAATCGACGGTTGTCAACGGTATCATGCACGCAGCGCTATTCCGCGCCCCGTCGGAAGTCCAATTCATTTTGATTGACCCTAAAGGGACGGAATTGTCAATGTACCGCCGTTTACCGCATTGCATAGTCTACGCGCAATCGGAAAATGAATGCATTGCGGCCCTCGAGGGGGCAATGGAGACAACCCGCCGCCGTTTTAAGACGATGCAACGCGCCGGGGCGCGTGAGTACAACGGTTCTCACATTTACATTGTAATTGATGAATTAATGTACATGTTTAACCGCCCCACGATCAAAAAGCGCGCAATGGGACTCTTGCAAGATATAATGGTTATCGCAAGGGGGGCGCGGGTCCATTGCATATGCTGTACACAGAATCCAACCACGGCGACAATACCCGCAACCCTCCGATGCAATTTCGACTCACGCTTAGGATTGAGAACGGCAACCGCACAGGATAGCCGAAACATTTTAGGGGTAAAGGGTTGCGAAACATTCCCCGCCCCGAAAATAGCTGGTAAAGCCCTCGGCGCGTACATGAACGACGGTACAATCGAATTGCGCAACCTAACCCGAATTGCCGAAACAGACTTGCAAGCAATGATCGACTATTGGACCCACAACCGTAAACCGAAATTCAAGCTTTTCAACCGGGGTTAATGCCCCGGTTTTTTCATGCCCTCATTACAGCCCCGTGAGGGCCTTCTATAGCCCTCTCACGGCCCCGCCGCTATAATTGTACACCCCGCCCCGATTAAACGGTTTTAGGGCCGTTTACGGGGCTTTTATCGTGGGTTGCACGCAACCCGCCCACGGCGGCAAACATGCCGCAAACACATGATACCGCGTGAGACGCGTTTAAAGGCCGTTTTTAGCTGTTCTCTTTATACCCTTTACCCCATGTACATGATAACATAAAACGCGGTTTTAGGGGCATTTTTGACCGTCTCACGACGTTTTGAGGGTTGCAACCGCCCACGGCGGGGAATGCCAGGGGCAAACCCGGGGCGGTTAATTCTACCTAACCTATAGGTTTAATAGCCCGTATCTAGTATTGAAAACCACATTTCCACGTTTTTATCACCATTTTCTCTGATTTTTCTCGCCATTTTTGACCTTTCCTGACCAACTTCTTCTCTTTCTGCGCTTCTTTCTGCGGATTTTCTGCGCTTTCTAACGAAAGAAGGGCGCTTTCTGCGCCCTTCTTGTCATTTTCCCCTTCTGACGGTCCTTCTGTAAAAGGCCATCCGTTCACAATCATCTGGCCTTCTGGCCTTATCGTCGATGTATTCATCGGCATAAACCTTCCTGGTGTCGCCGCCGAACTTCTCTATGATCTCCGGGACGTTGGCGTTCACCGCGTCAAATTCCAGTCCCAGCGCTTTGCACCAGGCGACTGCTTCCTCCAGCCGTTCGCCCTTGCGGTTTGTCCACAGGATCAGGCTTGCGCCGTCCCGCTTCTTCTGCTTGGCGTAGGC